TCTTGGAGCGTCAGTATCGCCTTAATTATTGCGCTTTCTGCCATGATGGTTTGATAGATTTAACGAACTCCATAACTTCTTCTTTGCTTTGAAATTCTTTGCCTTTCCCACCTTGTTCGTATGGGTTGAAATCGGCAGGTTTATACTGTTTGGACTTAGAGCTATTTACATTTGCGAGTAGACTTAGTACGCTAGACGTATGATTCCATTGCATCCTGTCAGCTACCTCTGGACGTTTGCATACAGAGAGGGCTTCAGCCATCGTGTAGTTCCAAAAGGACTCAGGATCAACTCCGAGAGATATACAGTTATGGTAGACCATCTCCCAGGTGTATTTGGGGGCTTCTACTTCGCCCCCTTGACGTTTCCCGACTTGTCCTTGTCTAAATCATTGTTCATAGCGTCTGCTATGTACCCGGCAACCAGTTCAATATCATTTGAGTCGAGTACCTCAGAGACAAATAACTCTTTAGGTACTGACTTGCCTTTGGCTTGGATTTTAAGTCTTTTGTTCAGGTAACCGTAGTATGCAAGCATAGGCAAAGCATCTAATGGGTCACTCTTTAAAAACTTGTCGAATTCTTCGAGCTTCACGCCCTCAGCCTGGCTGAACATTCGCAATGCGTTGAGTGTAAGCATACACCCAACCTTTTTACCCAACACCTCAATCTCAAACTCTCCTCTTAAATTGTTCATGTTATATATTGATTAAAAAAAGGGGATAGGCAGAATACCTACCCCCTCTGATTCCCTTAGTAAATACTAGGTTATACTACCTTATACAAATCGCCATAGCCTTGTAGCGTGGCGCTATAAGTAGCGATATCGTCAACCCCTCCGCTCAATGTGACTGAGCCAATCAAAGCCTGACCCACATATTTTACGGTTGATTGATCGTTGCCTGTTGATACGTCTGTATCGAACTCTACGTGTACGTACTTCTGTGCCGCTGCCGCATCAGTCAAACTGACTGCTGAACCCGTTGTTCCTGAAATATCTAGCAATCCGTCTACAGATACGTTCCAGCTGAGAGCGCCACTAGCAATGAAGTTCTTTGAACTGCCTGATCCGTCACGAGCAGCAACTTCGTTGATGGTATTTGACGCTTCTAGTGAAGTGCTAGTTGCAGCAGCAAGGACAACAGGTGTGTCGTTGCTTGCGACAATTTCTAAATCAGTTCCGCCTGAAACAACTTGGACTTCTCCTAGTCCAAGGAAAGCACCTGTACTTGATAAGACGTAGGCATAGTCTTCGTTTACGAGACCTGCTGCGTCAAGTGCTGCGTCGTCAACACCAGTGAATGCTGTCGTCGTTGATTTAAGAACCTCTAGTGGTGATGTTGACCCAGGCTCTATGAGAAAGACGCCTAGTTTGTTTGATGAAATATTTGCCATTTATAGTAGCTTTAAGGGATTATTTGGATTTTGAACGTGCTTGATTACGTTCTTCATGTTGATTTGCATTCTGCGAACGACCATAAAGGATTTCTTTCTGTATATGTTTTGAAAGGGTATCTTATGCTCGGACTTCATTTGCTTCGCTGGTGTAGCGAAAAAGTGAACTCTCCAGCCTTGACCGCCTTTGGCATCAGGACTCCTGCGACTTCGTGAAGGGCCAACCTGAGCACCAATACGTCCCGAGCGCTTGTCTTTGTATTTCTGGATGCCAATGGACTTCTCCATTTTACCGGTAACCCTGTCAATTGTGTTGTACATATTTGAGCGCATCGTAGCTCTCCACGGAACGACAGCGCTTTTCGCGGCCTTGACGATTAAATCCTCTCGGTCTTTAATCTTTTTCAGGCGTAGCATGGTGCGCTTGAAATCTTTAATTGAACGAGCGTCAAACTCGAATGTTGATTTGAAACTCGACATTATGCGTTCGGTGCGTTTAGATTAGAAAACTCAAGTACCTGCTCGTCATCGCGCAACTCTGCACGAATCTTATACAGCTCGTTTCTGCCGATAACGTGGATGCTGTAGATGTCAAATAGACCACCCATGTGCTCTACTACATCGTCAAACTTCAAACCCACGTTACCCGCGTCACCTAGTCCGAAATAGCGGCATGTGACTTCAATCTTGATCTTACCTGTGGTTTGATCGTTCGTTTCTTCTTCCGATGCACCAGCCGATGGAGTGCCGATGTATTTTATACTGCACCACAAACCCGTCACTATATTCGATAGTGTACGAGTGCGGTCACCGAAGGAGTCTACTGAATACGTACCTCTTTTGATGTTAACCTGATTATGTAGTAATCCAGCTCTCATTAGAACTTACGGATTGACTCCAATAGACGGTTGACACCGATTTTGATTTCACCACTGATTGCACCGATGATTTCGCCCTCTCTTTGGTTGTAGAAGTGACCGACTAACAGTAACACAGCTTGGGTGAATTGCTTCGGCTGAGAGCTTAATGTCTCTCCTGCCGTGAATGTGATTTTATAGACATATTTGTCTTGTTCGCTGATGTCGGATGGACTCCAATCAATGAACTCAAGTAGGGTAGGGTACACGTCACTTTGAACCCTGAAGTTCGCGGATGGTACATCTACGTAATTACCTGATGTATTCAGGTATTTTAAAGTGAAGGAAGTCACCGCCCCGGTTACACCTCGAAAGTATATAGGGTACGCTGCTTCGCCTTTATGAAGCATAACGGTAAACGTATTGCTACCGATGTTTCGGTTGGTCTGCGAAACACAATAGCTAATTGCTGAATCCGTATAGATTCCCAATAAAGTATCCTCGTCGTTAGACACAGCACGAACATGATACCGTACCATTTCGGCAGATATCAAATCAGTGCTTGTTAGGGCAGATTGTGTTTTACTTATTACCAATGTAGAAAAGGTTAAAAAAAAGGGGTCAAGCCATTCCTGACCCCTCTTTTCGATTAGTTTACGTTAGTGTATCCCTTTACTCCAGCGTTGCGGAGGACTTTGCAATCGGCATACATCGCCCCGATAATTCGGACAATTCCTTTCTCGGCCTCAGTGAATTGATCAACGATAAGCGAGATACCGCCCCACTCTGCACATACCAAATCGGCTGGGTTCATCATATAAACCGATCCGTTAGTTACGGCTGAATTCACTACGGTGTCGTAGCCAATAATAGAGTTACGTCCGTCAGCAGCAAACAAACCTGAACCTGCATCCAAAGCCGCTTGACGCATAGCGCGGAAAGCAGTTGCATCGGTAAGGAACTTAGCTTGCTCGTATGGTACATCGCCATCACGCAATTGTGATTCCAAAAGGAATGGCACATCCACTGTGTTTACTAAAGCACCCGAAGCTTCAGCGTCAACTGCTGTAATACCTCCAATTGCAGTGACCAAGTGTGCGTTGTACGCCAGCGCAAGTCCTTGACGGATATCAGCAGCGAGGAATGAATCCAAGTCGAAGCTGTTTTGTGCCAACAACTGCTGAGTCACTTTCGTGTGAGCTGCGAATCGCTCAGGAGAAAGATTCACAGAACTTAGAGCAATATTGCTAGAGTCTACCGCTGCGATTTCAGTTGCTGTCTTACCTGCTGTGACATTCGCTGTCTGCACGGGGATAGAGATATCTCCGGTTACGCCCGTGATTAGTCGAACACCGAGTGCATCAGCAATTGTATCGGGACGATACTTGGCTACTGGCCCTTGGATTTCAGTTGCGATAGCTTGACCCACATTGGCTGCAAGGGGATCATCACTGGAATCTACTAATGCTGCCGTTGCCATAGGCACTTCATCAGCACGTAACATCATAGTAGGAATGTGAATTCCATTACCTGCTGGTACGATACCTGCGTTTCGGAATTCAAGTGCCGCTTCTTGCGACATTTCTGCTTCTAGACCAGTAAGTTGGTTGCCAGAGGCAGCTTCACGGATTGCCTTGCCCAGATTATATTGGGCACGGACTACAGGGGCTTTATCCCCCATCGCTTGCACTACGGCAGGCGCTTTTTTCTCTTTCATATTATTTGAGTTTGAGATATTAGTATTACGAGCCTCCGGCTCTGGGTTTTCTTTATTTCGTTCGTCTTCTTCCTCCTCTTCCTCGTCTTCTTCCTCTTCCTGCATTTTTTCCTCCTCTTCCTCTTCTTCCTGCATCTTCATCTCTTCATCCTCGTCTTCTTCGTCCTCCTTGTCTCCATACATGGATTCTGATTGACGCTCATCTACAGGATCTTCGATTTCTTCAGCCATTGGCGTTTCCACTTCTTGCTGTGCGATACGTTCTTCTTCCAATGCTTCAAGTTCTTCTTCGACTTCAAGCGCATCAGCCATTGAGCGCAGTCCAACTTCAGTGGTATCATACGCTCCTTGGGTGGTTGGGCTAACGTCATACAGGACGTTTACTGAGTTGATTGTTCGGAGGTTGAGTCCGTCATCGCGTTTCTCCCAGCTATCGTCTTCGATAGTAAAGCCAAAGCTGCTTGTAGCGACAATGCCTTCTCGGATGTTAATTGCCAAGTCTTTGGCGTAGGTCTGTTCTCCAAGTTCAAAGCGGTATTTGAGTCCGTTCTCATCAATGTCTAACTGCAAACCAGATCCCATTCGAGCGAGAGGTTGGTTGTAGTCGTGATTGAAGAGTGCTACTGTTTGTGTCATGTCAGTGCTGTCGAATGCACCTCTTGCAATACGTTCCGCGAATCGACCGCCAATAGTGGTCTCTTCATTAAAACGTGCCGCGTAGCCCTCCACGATAGTTTTACCATCGTCATTTGAACGAACCTCAACGTCCACTGAAATGGATCTTTTTTCTAGATTATTCATGTTTCTCTTTTAATTATCTTCTCGCACCAAGTCTTCATGCTATCACCGCCCCAAGCAGCGTACATGATTGATCCGCATATGTCTTTTCCTTTCTCGTCCGTAAACTTCCCTTGGTCGTAAGTCTTGGCTCTCGATAGAAATGAGAAAGTCCTTTTTACCGTTGATAGCGTGATGGCAGAATTGCTCGATAACTGCGTAGCGCGAGTCCAACCCACCTTTGTTCCGCAGCTTGTGTTCGTCTTTTCTTTGTGACGAAGGGCAGCCGCAGCTCTATTGCGAGCAGACTTAGGATAGCCTTTGAATGTTCGAGCCATACTGATTAGTTAGGCTAGGTCGTGTGCCACAGTATTTGCAACAGCGTCAGCCATGTCAGTTGCTGAAACACCGATCTTATAGCCATAAACGCCCTTGCCTAATTTCTCGCTCCACGGCCCGGTTGTTGCAACCGCGTCATTAGTAGTTGTTGCGCTCAGAGTTAGAGCTGCGAGAAGAGAAGCGTCACCAGTTTTTAATATTGTATCAATGTGACCTGGCGCAGTGGGTACGGCGGTTGCGTATGCCGCAAGGAATGTACCGTAAGCTAATTGCTCAGTTGCTTCATCAGCAGTATGTTGAAAATGCCAATTAGTTGCGCCCGAGCGATTAGTTCCTTTAACACCGATTCGGTCTATTTCCCCTTGAGGACGTGCGTTATATACTTCTAAGTTGTAGAAAAATTCAGCCATTGTTATTTGTTACAGATGCCGCATAATCATTCATTGATGACAACGGCAATTGGTTCATTTGAATGTGTAAATTGTCTCCACCATCGACTGGTGAAAGACCTTCTTTAGCCCTGCACTCATTTATCGATAAAACGCCCGAAGACAAGAGCGAAGAGTAGAAAGCAGCCCGGCTCGCGCTGTCCGCACGTAGCAATGCATCGACATTGAAACGGCACTGCATTTTTTTCCGCAGCAGTTTGCGTTCGACTTCGAGTTCGATTCGACGCACCCAGGGCAGGATACACCCTTGAAAGAATTGCAGCACTTGTTGCTCATAGTTGCTATAGGCGGTGTTTCCCTCCATACCGATCATCGCTGGTGGAATAGAATATGTACGAGCGATCTCTTCAGTCGAGAACTTCTTCATATCCAAAAACTGCAACTGATCAAGAGGGACGGTTATTGGTTGATAGGTAAAGCCGCCACCGAGTATTGCCACTTTGTGAGCGTTACCTGACCCCATGTACTCCATCTCCCAACGAGACTGAG